AATGCTGAGCAGGTCGGCAAGACGTGATTCGTCAACTTCTACCCCGCCTTGCTCCAGCTGGCGGATTAATTCTTCCATTTGGAAAAGTAGCTCAGCTTGAGCAAAGAAGAAATTACGCATAAATCACCCCCTTGATAAAAGTGCGGTGAATTTCAGAACGGTTTTTAAACTGCCATGCCTGCAGTAAAAGCCAGTTTTTCGCCAGTCTGGCGCGGGCGGCTTGTTCGTTGTCGGCTTGAATCGCAATGCGTGCGCGTGGAAACGTGTTGAAGGTTAAGCCGGTATTGGCTAAGTCTTGGCGGCGTATGCCTAAAAATAGATAGATCATTGCTGATAACTCCAATGTTGAATTTTTAGAAGTTACCGCTAAAGTTTCGAGGCTTGGGCGGTAACGTGTAACGGGCTCGAAAACTGCGAACATTGGAACACAGCAAAGGGCGAAACCTTTCCCGCTACACGCTACCATAGATAGACGCGCTAGGCGTTCTTTAGGTGTGTGTAAATCACGCATAAAAAAACACGCGTAAGGCGTGCTATGCGCCAATGTTTTATTCTTCGAGTTTCGAGGCTCGGCAATCGTTTTTTGCGACTGCGGGGAAATAATGCCAAAATTGACCGCACTTTGTAAAGTGTCATATTGTGAAATATTTTCATATTGTTTATAATATAAATGATTTAAATTCATTTTTGATTTCCTCTTTATGAATTTGAATCAGGAAACGACGATGTAGCTTGTCTTGGGTTCGTAATCGCTCTTTTCGTGGTTTCTGACTTCATGTAATTTAGACTTTCTACCTTTTGAGTGAGTCTTAAGGTAGGAATTACGCCGCTTGGGTGAGCCTTGCGGCGTTTTTCTTTTCTCTATGCTGCTAACTGCTCGCTTAAATAACGCTGGCTTAATTTCTGCAACTGCGCCTTGCGTTCTTTATAGCCGGTATCAAGCTCAATAAGTGCGGCGTTGGTAGTTTGTAGTGTTTTCAATAAGCGAAGTTGCGCCACATTGAAATAATCCCGCACGTTGCCTTTAATCCCTTTGAGGGCTTTCCATTTGCGAACGTTTACCCCAAGCACTAAGCTGTCTAACATCTCTTGTTCTTGGCTGTAATGATAGGGTTTCGGCGGTGTGCCGTTTCGTTGCAACCGTGCTTTGATTGCATCTGTCATTTCTCGGTTTCTGTCGATACTTTCCAATCGTTCAAGGGTTTTGGCTAAAGTGTTCCGATAAACCTTTGGCGCAACCTGTTTGAGCTGTTTCTCTGCCTCAATAAAGTGCTGTCGGATAGCCCGCCCGATTTCATTTTTCTCCATCAAGCAAAGGTGCTTGGCGGTGTCTAGGGTGATGATATAGTCAATGAGTTTTTGAGGTCGTGCCATTGATGAGTGTTTATTTTTTGAGCTCGCCAAAACGGGGGAGCTCAAATTTTCTACAATGGCAAAATCTTGATTTTCGATAAAACCGGCTTGCTTAATTCGAGCTTTAATCCAAGTTGAATAATCACGACCGACTTTCAAAAGTCTATGCACATCTCGGGCATTAATCCCCTCTACGCCCTCAAATAAATTCAAAGGGTGACTAAGTAGGGCGGTAATTTCGGTTTTGGCTTGTTTAGTGTTCATAATCCCCTCCTTAAACTCGTGCGGCTTTTTGTTCTTCAATCCACGTATTCACTTCATCTAAATCCCAACGGATAAAGTTTTGAGAAAAGCGGATCGGCTGTGGGAATTGTTTGGCTTTAACTAATTCGTTTAATTTAGTGCCACCAAAAGAAACCAAATGTAATACATCTGCTTTGCTGATTAATTTTTTAGATTGGGTTTGAGGTCTGTTCATAAAAAATACCTTCCGTTAGTTAAACATTTGTTAGGTTGTGTAGCGCTACGGGAGGTATTAAATCATTTGAGATATAGGGAGTAGATATAGAGGGGCTATAAAAAAATATCCCGCCTATATAGACGGGATATAATAAAATCAATTAGTTATAGAAAAATTTAATTTTTCTTTCTGTCGATAGGGCAAGCTATTTTTTCTATTTCGGCGGCGGTTGTTTTAGTGACATCATAGTCTCGCATGATATAACTCTGAATTTGTTTGTTAGATTTCACATTTTCGGGATAGTCAGCCCAGTACTTATTGCGCACTTCAATAGCAATTTTGAGAGGGTCATCTTTTCTACATTCTCCTAATAAGATAGGTATGTTCTTATCGTTAAGTGCGGCTTGTAATTCGGTTATTTGGTTATTTTTTTCTGCTAATTCAACTTTTAAATTATCAATTTCTTTGTGTAGTTCATCTATGTTATTTTCTGGATCTTCACTAATTCCTAAGAATTCCATTAAATCACGATGTAAAATTTCAATATCTTTAAAATGAACGCCAATAGGCTGTGCTATTCTTGTGTTTATAGCTAAATTAATAAATATATTTTCCTTATTTGTATTCCCCAATAGATATAAATAATCATCTGTGAAATCTATTGAAATTATGTGAGAATCCAATAAACGAGTGCTTGTATTATAAATATCTCTAGGCAAATAGAAATCTGCTGAGAATGAAAAAGAAAATTTTTGGGGTATTAATGACAATTGATACTCATATTCAGGGGCATAGTCTGACTTTTCAATAAATTCATTAATATTAGTTTTTGCTTTCCTTGTTGCTGAATAGAAGTCTAAATTGTCATCTTGAATTTCTTTATAGATAGCATTAATTAAAGGTACTCTAGCCCCGAAACAGGCATATTCATCTTCTAAATGTAAGTCGTGTGGAAGAAATGATTTTTTAATTGTTGAATTGAAAAATACAGCAGTAGGCGGATAACAAACAGGGATTAAGTTTTGTTCATCTAATTTTATTCTACCCACAGAATATAAACCTTTAGCGTTTCCTTCTAGTCTGATACAAGTTTTTAATTTATTTTCTCTTGCGTACACAATAAGATCATCGTGTGATAAATCTAATTGATATGTTTTTGCTAAATATTCTGGTAGTTCATCTAAAGAATATGATTTCTTTTTTGGTAGTGATATTTTCATAAAATGCCCCTTTCGCATTTTCCCTTATGATAGGAACGCACCAACAAGATAAGGTGTCTTGCTTTCGGGGATCAGCCTAGGTGCGTTTTATTAGGTTATTCGTCTTTAAGATCAACCTTGACATTCGCCAAAACAGTTTCTTTGCCAGTTCTAGCATTTACTCGGCTCACTGTACCGGTAATAATAGGTCTCTGTTTTTTCTGTAAGGTTTTTTGGGTAATCGGGCGATTTATTTCATATTCTACCCAGCTATTCTTTCTTTTTTTCCATTCGGTGGCCAGCCGTTTATTTTCTTTTCGACACTTATATTCATCATAAATAAGCCAACCGATAAAAAACGAAAATCCGCCGAATAAACCTGAAACTACAACTATCCACCGATCTTCAAGAATAACTATTGCTAAAACAACTAAAATAAAGGCGGTTATCCACTGTATTAAACGGAATGCCAATTCCATAATTAACCCCTGCTTTTTATCGTAATCATGCCAGATAACATAGCAATGGGAGAAGAAAGATTCAATGGCACAACGAAAATATTTTACATCTTATAAATCAATACCATTAAATAGTTCTAATGCCTGTTTATGTTCTTCTGATAACTCAAAAATCAAATCGCCATATTCAAGTTGATAGGTACCGAATGACATCAAGAAAGCCACTGCCGGATCGATTTTATTTGCTGCCTTTTTCTTGTTTGGCTTAATATTGGCGTTGGCATCGGTTTCCATTACGACATTGGATAACGCCCAAGCAAGCACTGGATCACCGTTGTGTTCTATCACTTGGCGATTAATCAACACTTCCGCACTTTTTGCCACCGGGCTAAAGCGTTGATAAGTTTGCGGGAAAGGTTCTACATCCAAGCCCGCCGCCTGTAATTGGGTTCTTAAATGCGTGGCGTTCCAGACATCAAAGCCGATCATTTTGATATTGAAGCTTTCCACGTCTTTAAGAATATCATCGCGGATTTTGTCATAATCGATACAGTCGCCCTCTGTGGCAATTAACCACCCTTGGCGCACCCAATTTCGATAAATCGCGCGGTTCTTATTCGCTACGTTATGAAGCTGAAATTCGGGAATATAATGCCGGGTAATCAACCGCACTTTTTTCCCTTGCGGGAAGGTGTAACAAAGGCTGGTTAAGTCGTTAGTGCTGGATAAATCCAAGCCTAGATAACAATCCTGATGAAGTAAATCGCTTTCGGTGTAATTTCGTGCGCATTGCGCCCAATTGCCTTCGCCTAGCCATGGTGTTGTTCCTTGGCACCAGACGTTAAAACGCTTGGTAAGCATTTCTACCCATTCGGACGGAATGCCGCGGGCTTTCTTAATGGTGTTTTCAAAATCAAGATAAGGAATAGATTTTCCTATATTCGGGTTTGCTTTAATCCAGTTTTTCGGATCGTCTATTTCGCTTTCTTCGTCCAGCTCAAAAATCATAATGAAAATGCTGTCATTTTGTTCGTTACCGTCCAAAATTTGGCAACAATAATCATAATGCTGCTTACAAGCGGAAATCACGTTACTGCCCGCCGTAGTGATGGCAAATAATAATCCTTCCGAGCGTGCGCCTTGTCCTAATTCTAACGCACTGTAAACGCTGTTATCCGTGTGTAAGTGATATTCGTCCACAATGGCTAAACTTGGGTTTGTACCTTCAATGGTGGAGGATTTTGCCGCCAGCGGACGCATTAAGCTGTTTGATTTCGGGTTGATAAGTTTATGCTGCTGAATATTGAGCCGTTTTTTCAAGAGCGGGGAGAGTAGGCACATCTGCCGGGCATCATCAAACACAATGCGGGCTTGGTCACGGCTAACTGCTGCAGTATAAATATCTTGTTGGCCAGATTCCATAATCAAGAACCAATTTGCCAGCACGGCGGCAACGGTGGATTTCGCATTTTTCCGCGCCACTTGGATATAAGCGGAACGGTATTTTCTCAAGCCGGTATCTTTACGCTTAAAGCCTAACAGATTAGCAAATAGAAAGGTTTGCCAGTCGGAAAGCTCGATCGGTTGCCCGCGTAAATGCCCTTTAACGTGTGGACATAGCCGAGAGAATGCTAAAAATTTATTTACCGCACTTTCATCAAAGAAGTAAGCGGGATTTTCTAAATCTTCAAGGTAACGGCTTACCGCCTGTTTGATTTTCTTACAGGCAATCACCTCACCGGATTGAATTTTTACTGCGTAGTCGTGCCAAGCGGTCATATTACATTGTTAAAATTTCATCTAGACGGTCGGTAATATCTTCTTCTACCGGATTTTTACGACGGCTTACCGGATCGAACCCTAACAAGGAAGACATCTTGATCATGACTTTTTCCGCATCTGCTTTCGCGGACAATGCCGGGTTTCTTGATTGTGTACCTTGACTATTTACGATAATGAAGCCGTTTTTTGCTAAATCTGCTACGGAATGGCGCCAAATTGCGTAGTTTTCGCAATAAATTTCAAGGTTTGTTAAATCTTCTGGTTTAATATCGCCACGCTCTGAAAGTTGCTTAATGCGTGCTTTCCATTGGCTTTTCGCAATATCATCCAAGAAATCAGGCGTTTTATAGGTTTTCTTTCTCGTCATTTGCTTTCCTTATTTTCTAAAAAATTGCCTTGCGTAAAAATTTGATTAGGCGGGCGGTTCCGTGGGCTTGTCCTTTTCTTTTCGAAACTCCCCCCACCCGGTAAGTTTTACTCAACATTGAGAAAAATCGCTTACTAAGTTTTTAGTAATCGTTTATATCCTGTTGATATTTATTTACTTTTTTGCGCCAAATCCGCGTTGATCGATCACTCTTGTTTTATAGCTATGGCAATCACGGCATAAGGGCTGATGATTGCTTGCCACCCAGAACAACGGATCGGCTTGCCCGTTCTCTACCGGCTTAATATGGTCTATCACTGTCGCCGGTGTATATTTGCCTTGCTCTAAGCACATCACGCAAAGGGGATGATGCCTTAAGTATTGGGCGCGGTATTTGCTCCATTTATGGTCGTAACCGCGTGCGCTACTGTTTGGGCGTTCGTCCTTTGACTTATGCGCCTCACATCGTCCGGACTTAACACGATTACGACAACCGGGATAGGTACAACGTCTTAATGGTTGGTAGGGCATACATCACCTAATAAGCGCAGGGTTCCCGATACACTTCCCACAATGCGGAAATCGCCATCGGCGCGGGTTTTAGGTTGGCTAAATCCGTTACGGCTTCGCGGTTGGTGTAGAGATAGGCGATATACATTAAACAACCAATCTTAATCGCCGGGGTAAAAGGAACCGTTTTATCCGTTTGTTCCTCTCCAAAGGTTTTCCCAATATGATTTTGGGCGACTTCCAAAGTGGCGGATTTATAAGCTTCCAGTAAACCATCGTCTAAATCATGATCTAGATTTAAGTGCGCTTTGATTTCATCAATCGTTAAATTAATTTCCGCCATTGCCGGTTAGCTCCTTACAAATAAGCTGAACTTCTCTGTGTGCTTCTTTACTATCAATAATGTTCGTTATCTCAAAAGAACGTTTTCCATATTTCACCCGCATGGTGTTATCAACATTAACGCCGTAACGTATGCGAACGCGCACAATGTTTTCATTTAACGGCACGGCACCGGAAAAGAACTCTCTACCTTGTAACGGCTCAACCGCCGCGCGGATATTGGCAACGGTTTTCCATTTGCTCACAATGCCGCCGTAGTCGTTCTGTTCGTTCACCTGTTTTTGTAAGCTGATCACTTTGTTATACTTCCCGGCTTTAATCATGATTGCCATCGCTTACCCCCGTTTCCTGTTCATCATCGCGCTTCACTTCTACGGTTTGTTTCCATGCTTGGCTGAATTCCTCTCCACCATCATAAGCCGGTAAACCTTCACGGCGGCGAACTTCATTAGGACACATTACGCCCGCTTTAATCGCCACATCGTAACTTTTGAAGCGTTCGCTTTGACTGGTGCGCAGTAAGTCGCTTGTATCAAATTCGATGAGGTAACGCTTCTTACTGTTGCTGCCTAAATCAATCATCAAGGCATCTTTAAGCTGCTGTTCAAAATTGGTAAGCCACGGGCGCAGCGTCTGTGATAAGAATGCGCGGCTGGCTTCGCTGAAGTTTGAATAACTGCTATTGGAATAGTCCTGTAAAAAGATCGGGCTAATGTTATAGATTCGGGCAATATCGGAAATCGTGAAGGTGCGACTGGCTAACCACTCCGCGTCTTGGTTCGTCATGCCTAATTGCTTATATTCCATTGAGCCTTCAAGGATTGGCGTTTTACCGGCATTCTTCGCGCCTTTGTAACGCTCAAGGGCTTTTACTGCCTTTTGCGCTTTGGCTTCATCCAACCATTCGGAAGTGGTGATTAATCCGCTTGCCATTAAACCGTTTTTCATGATGGCGGAACCATGTTTTTGTTGCGCAATGCCTAAACCTACCGTTTCACGACAAATCGCAATCGGCGAACGTCCCATAAAGCCATCAAGGGAGGAGTGGCGCAAATGTAGGATTTCACCTTGAAGGTAGTTTTTGCTGTTGCCGTCCAAGTCGGTGATCTGATAGATATACTCGCCGCCAACTTTGCGATAAATATTGACCGCACTTGGCTGATACGGGGTAAGGCTGACCGGTTCGCCTTTATTATTCCATTCAATCACTGCGTAGGCGTTACCGTTTAACAGGTAATGGCGCATCATAGTGTATTTGAACTGATACGGTGTTTGGCTGCGGTTTGGCATTTCATTCAGTAGATAATCTACCGGGTGATGATAAACGCGCTCGCGTCCGTCTTCTTTAAGCTGATACAGATAGCAAGGCATACTCGCTACCGCTTCGGCAATTACTGTGACCGCATTCATCACCGCCGGCAAACTTTCCGCCGTATGAGGGCTGACAAATTCGCCCGCGCCGGTATTGGATGCGCCCAGATAAGAAAACAATTCATCAATCGTCATCGGCGCGCTGCGTTGTTCTTTTCGTTTAAACGGGTTCCACATTATTGACACTCCGCCACATCAAGCCATTGTTTTAAAAGTGCGGTCGTTTTCGACGGCGTTTTTGCCTTCGCCATGGAACGCTTCGCAATCTCTACACTACTTTCAGGATATGCCGGAATGCTGGTTACCGTGATTTCAAATAATTCCGCTTTGGCTACGGTGCGCTGACAAGGTTCAACATCAAAGTTCCATGTTTCTTCTTTCGCCCAGAAACCGAAAGACATCCCTCGAATATCACCACGTTCTACACTTACCAATAAATCACGCCCCAAGGTGGTATCTGGCGGAATTAATTCAAAACGTAAGCCGATCGCGTCTTCTTCAAGTTTTAGAGTGCCGGCGGTGGTGCGTCCTAATAGTTTTGTGTGGTCATGTTCAAACAAGGCTCTAACATCGGTACCACTGCTTAAACTCTCACTAAAGGCGTTCGCGCCGAACTGCTCGACAAAATCACAATAAAGCACCTCGGAAGGACTATTCCACTTCACCACATAGCCAATCAGTTTTTTATTTTCACTGTCTGCCGTAATTTCTGATGAACGAATTTCAAATTTTTGTTGATCCATTTTCTTTATCCTTTAACAAAAAAGGGGCTTAATGCCCCTTATGAATTGTTGATTAAGCTAACGTTTCAATAAATTTGATTGCGTTACTATCTACCACGCCACCACCTAAATATTTATCTGTGTGGACTTTATAGAAACCCGGTTCCGTAATATTATCCGGTCGAGTACGCACGCCTGTTTCATGATCGACAATAAAGTAACCACGCTTGAAGTCACCAAAAGCTAAAACGCCTTGATTTACGCCACTTGCCGGCATTGTTTCAAGGAAATGAACGGGGCGACCTAAAAGCGTAGCCGGTGCATCAGCGGTTAAACCATCACGCCAGATAAAATCCCCGTTTTTGTTTTTCAATTTCTGTAACATCGCCGCGATTGTAGAAGACATCACCCAGACAGCATTTTTACGATATTTTGAATGCAGCATATAGAACAAGTCGATCAAGTTATCAGCTGTAATTTTGTCTGCGCCGGCTACTTCCATTTTTTGAAGTTGGCCAAATGCGCGGGCTTTATCGTTATTAGTTGAACGGGTATAAGCAAGTAAACCTTTTGATTTTTTATCGCCATCACCTAAAGTTAAATCGCTTTCTTCAGTTTCAGTGAATGATTCACTGATTTCATCAGTTAACCAGCCTAAAACATCAATAGAAGAAAAATCTAAGATTTCTTGAGTAGTTTTCGGATACGCAAAGATAGGATTTAAAGCAATGGTGACTTCATTCAATTTAGGCGCATTTGTACCATTACGTGCAACACCTTCTTGACCGTGTTCAACCACCGCGCCACCAGCAGAAACCAATTTCTTGTACTCTTTCGCACCAACCGGCAAGCGCACCACATTACAAATTTGACGCATAACACTATCATCAGTTAAGCGTTTCATTACGTCTTTGTCTAATTGTGGAATAACAGAATAGCCGCCATCTTCGCCCGTTGTAGTGGAAAGGTTAGAACGTAGCTCACCCGTTTTAATGTAGTGACGTAATTCATCATTACTGAAAGATTTACCGCGGGTTTCTACTGGCTTGCCTTTATCGGTAATGTTACGTTCTTCATCGGCTACAGTTTCATAGCGTTCGATTTCTTCAGTCATCTGTTTAACCAACTCTTTTAATGTATCGAATTTCCCTTTTTCTTCTTCAGTTAATTCTTTACCTTCTTTTTCAGCGTTATCTAATAACGCACGCATTTCAGCGACTTTTTCCGCCTTTTGTTGGCGTAGTTCTAACAATTTTTTAAACAT